TCACCTGCTTCAACTGCCAATCAGCAGCGGCACGCATGGCTTCATCACAGGTTCTGTATTCAGAAAGCGCATCAATAAGCTTTGGGTGCAGCGGGTGTCGGTCAGTCATCAGGAAGTGCCTCCAGTGCGCGGCGGATGGTGTCTGCTTGGTCTGAGCAGATCCCTTCTGGTGGATCGTCATCGGCCATGAAGATGGCTTCATCTAGAGCTTCCAATGCCTGCTTCTTGAGCGACGGCGGCTTCGGGCGGCGGGCGGCGCGGAGTTCAGCAGGAAAGCCCTCAGTACGAGCACCTAGCCACTGAGTACCAAGCCACTCACAGCACGCCTCCAGCTCTTCATCACGGGCCTTCTGCAGCTTGGCCTCATTGACCGCGCCGCGTTGGTCGTAGCCCCATTGAGAGGCTTGCTCGACGATAAAGATCCAGCGCTCGGCGTAAGTTTGAGATGTTGCCTCATCTATCCACTTTCGTACCAGCTCTGGCGGTGGGGTGATGGGGTGCTGGTCAGTCATTGGTTGTTCTCCATTGGTGATCATCATCGCTGCACCCACTCCCCGCACCAGTCGCTACCGTCAACGACTGGCCACCATGCGCTGGGATCCTCTTCATAGCTTGGTCGCGGTGCATAGCGACGGCATTCGTTTGAGGATTGAAGGTGATACCGGCAGTTGTCGCACTGCTGCTCTTCAAGTGGTTTGTTCATTGGAGTAGTCGTGGGTGGTGGCCGGGATTGGTGACGGCTCCCGGTGGGCCGTGTGTGGGGTGATCGCAGCCTGGAACGCTACGGTGCAGCGTCCTATCAGTGTGTTGTCCATGTGCTTAACTCAGTACAGGTTCGGGCAGTAGCTGTTCTTCGCCATCGCGAAGACAACCTGATAGGTAGCAGCTGACTGGTTTGCTTTCTGTTGAATGACCTTGCCTACCTGAGTGCCAGGCGCAATCGAAAGGCCGGAGTTGTTGAGAGTCTTGGCAGCATTGCAGAACTGCTTCAGGCTTGCATCGAGTTCGGATGACTCAGCAGCCATCGGGTTGCCAAGGCAACAAGCAACCGCACAGGTGACGTTGAGGATGAGTTTTTTCATGGTGCTTGACGTGGGTGGTGGTGTTGCCGGATTGGGTGCGGCTCCGGCCGGCCGCTCGTGGGTTAGGCGGCCAGTGCGCTCAGCGCTGCTTTCACATCAGCGGATTTGTAGGCATCGATCGCTTCGGCCAGTGAACCGAAATGACGACCCATGGACAGGCCAGGCATGCCGTTGCGCTGGATGTAGACAGACACGTTAACCGGCCCATGTCAGGCGGTAGGGCGATGGGGTGTTGGTCAGTCATTTTTCAAATCCTCTTCATCAATGTGATACTCCTCTCCTGCAGGTGATCGAAGAACGGGTAGTCTTCCCGTTCCTCTGCGGTGGTCAGCTCATGGAGCTGCGCGGCCAATGCGGCCAGCTGTTGTCGTCTAGTCATCGGTGGGTGGTGCTCAGTCATCAGTTGTCTTTTTGTGTGGTGGATTTCGTTACTGTAGCACAACTTCAGTGAATCTCACTCCATCGTTTACCAACTGACGGCTCAGCGAGCGGTGGGACGTCACCCAACCACTGCGCCTCAGCGTCCTCCATTATTCGTTTTAGCTTGGCAGCCCACGTTTCGGCTTTGTCCTCCACAACAAGCATCAAAATTTCATCGTGGATACAGGCCGCAATCTTGGCCTCAAGCTCACCAGCCTTAACCAACTCAGGCCAAAGATTACCGAGAGCGCATTTAAGGATGGCCGCACCAGCGCCTTGGATCGGTGTGTTGCACCTCACCGTCAACCGGTTCATGTCACCCGGCAGAAACCGCCGCATGTTGGATTTAGGAATGCGAATCTCAGCCCACTTGTTACCGTGCGTTTCTTCCGCAATCTCAGCATTTTGGCGCTGCCACTTAGCGATGCCCTGGTACGTGTCGAGCCACTGCTGCCGAATTTGAGCAGCATCCTCAAGCGTCATGGTGATGCCAACACCAGCGGCGTAGTTCCGCAGTCCATTCGCACCACTGCCGTACAACAGGCCGAAGTTTGCTGACTTAGCAATCTGCCGACTGCAACCAATAGCTTCAGCTGTGACGGTGTGCAGGTCTTCACCGTCCTGGAACGCCTGGATCATGCGTTCGTCTTGCGCGACCGCAGCAGCCAGTCGAAGTTCCATCTGACCAAAATCAGCATCCACAAGAAGCCAGCCATCAGGAGCTTCAACACAACGACGAAAGTCCTCATCCCTTGGGATCTGCTGGTTGTTGGGTTTGATGCAGGACATGCGACCGCTTTCGGCCCCGAGCTGCATATAGCTCGCACGTACAAAACCATTGGAATCAAGCTTTTCAAAGATCGAGTCCACCATTTGACGGCGTTTTTCAGCCTTCTTCCAAGCCAAATAGGTTTGAACGACGTGGTGGTCCGCCGCATACGCCTGCAAAGCAGCGCGACTGGCACTAGGTTTACCTGTCTTGTTATCAACAGGCTCCTGTCCTAAAAGCGCCGTGAACTTCTCCAAAAGCTGTTTTGGTGAATTGAGATTAAAGCCTTTGTATTTCTTCGTGCCAAGGCGGATTGACCCCTCGTCTTTGGCACGCAAATTAAAGACCGTGGGCTGAGTCTCAAGAGAATCGATCTCGGAATACCATTTTTCGTAATCTTCGTCATCGTGTCCCATCTCAGTAACCTTTGCTCGCAAGAAGTCCAATCGTTGGGGCGTCTCACGCGGGAGTTTATGATCATCCGGCAAAGCCGCATCCAGCTCAAACAGAAAATCCTTAGACATCGCAGCAATGTCGTGCTCATAATCTTCCCGCAGTTGAATGAGACTGGAACGATTCCAAGGCAAGCCGGTACGCCACATGTGCGCCATGGCCGGAAGTGCCCTGCACTCCAGCGAATAAGCAGGGTCTAAAGCAGCAGAAGCAATCAAGCCTGGCAGCACATCATCCAGCTCAAGCAAGATTTCAACATCCTTAGCTGCGTAATCAAGCTGCTCTTTGCTGAGAACTGGTGCGCTCCAGTCAGACGCCTGCATCTCCTTCGAGATGTCCCGGTCAAGATACCGCTTAGCTAAGTGAGCTAAGCCGTGCTTGACATTAGGAATGCCGTTATTGAGCAGCTTGCTGGCAAGCATGGTGCAGTAAACCTTGCCATGCGGCTTGAAACCGCACTCCTGCAGCCAGCCCAGATCAAACACAACATTGTGCGCGATCCAGTGGCGATCACCGTTCTCAAAGAACTGGTCAATACGCTCCCACTCATTATCAGTTGTGTTGAACAGATCGATAACAACGATCGTCTTGGCGATACCGCAGCCAAACTGCAGCAACCTCAGCTTGCCCTGCTCTGGTTGTAGCTGGAGCGTTTCAGTGTCGAACGCAATGGTCGATGACGCCATGATCTTGTCAAGATGCTGGACGCCATGAAAAACTTCGTAGGTCATTTAGAAAAGGTGTTCTTCAGGAAATTCGCCTTGCCAGTGAGACTCATGAGTCCCATCTGGTGCGTACCAGCCGGAATCGTCGAGATACCAGCCAGCTTCAGTGCGAGCAAAAAAGATCTTCTTGTCAGCGGGAAGATCGTGGAGCGAGTTGTCGAAGCGCGGTGTGATCATTGCAAAGGGTCATCAAAAGGAGATGGGTTGTCTTGAAGCTGTTGATGGAGCTTGGCCGCTTCCTCTGACTCCAGATGCTGGATCAGACGATTCAGATACCACCGTGCTTTGCAGAGGTCCTGGTGCGGACAAGCCTTAAACCACACGCGAAGAAGATACTTCAACGTGTTCCCAAGCAGCATACCGCTGATGGGGTCTGGTGCGTGGCGAATGACATCTTCAATAACATCAATCGCCTCAAACCGGCCCTGTGTGTAGTGGGCCGGTGAGTTGACTAGATCATCTGCAGCCATCGTGCCAAGGTGTACCACATGGATTGTTAGCAACGATCTCGTCGTCTGACGGTTCCCAGTTAGCAAGCTCGCTAACAAGAGGCAGGATTTCGTGCTCAACAGTGTGGGTCATCCAATGCGGTTCTTGGTCTGGCTCCCACTTTTTGCTGTTTTCTTCAAGAAGCTGCTCCATGCGCGTCTCGAAAGCATCGAGAAGTTGAAGCATGGACATTTGGTTGATGTCGGTAGTTTTCATGGTTGGTTTCAGATGAGGTCTGCACTGAGAGGAGTCCAGGTACTGACGTCTTCAGCTAGCTCAGCAAACTCAGCGTCAGTCAAGGGCAGTGGATCGTCGTCGGCAAGCATAATGCTGCCTTCGCACACAGCACTGCCGTACTGCGGTGGATCGAAGCGAGTTGCACAGGAAGTCTGTACAACGTCATCGATAACGGCCTGGAACTCGACGAACCAGCCTGATGGATGGTGGGCGATCTTGCGGTGTTGGATTTCGAGGATGTAGGTCATGCCTAGTAGGGCAGTGGACTTGTCTAATGTAGCAGCTTAAATAGCCTAGTAGTGGAAGATGACAGGAAAAAAGTCCGCCTCATAAGCACTGATTATCGATGTGTCGATGCCGCCGTTTAAGGCTTTCTCTATGTCGGCCTCAAGCCTGCAGAACTCTTCAGGCGTATCTTGATACGAATCTTCACAGATCGCTTCAGGCAATCCGTCAGGGTTGTAGGCGGTATAGCGAACCACCGCAAGCAAGCCTGTGGCACCAGAAACTTGGTAGTAGGTGATGGTCGTAAGCTCCATGGGACGCTTCGGCCTACCACCAGTCTGCCTGTATTTTTTAAGGAATGTCATAATGTAGTAGCTGATGGAGTGGAACGATGGAAATGCACCGCAATTTTGCATTGCAGCGCTTCCGCCGTGACATTGAAACATGTACTGATGTAAAAGAGCTGCAGAACACGTCAGTGAAACTGATGCAGCTCTATTTACGTCAACAAGACACGGTGAACCAGCTGATCAAGAAAGGCTGGCTACCAGACGAGGCAAACACCTAGTTGCGCTGCTCGCGCTCCTCACGGCGTTCGCGGTACAGACGCGCCACCTCATCGAAGCAAGCCCTGCGAGTCTCGTAAGGAATGCTTTTGAAGATCTGATCCAGCCGAAACATCAGAAACTCATCGCGTTCATCAGTGACGTCCACAAACTTGTGCGAGTTCTGCAGGCCATTGCCAATAGCACTGACCAGAAAGGACCGGAACGCGGGTGAGTCCAATAAGTCTTTGAGTGAGAGCCGTGCGGCAGAGTCGAGAACGCTGTCGGGAATTCTAATGTCGTAGGCCATAAGTGTCTGTTGTAGTAAAGGGGCCATTTAGGCCCCATAAAGGTAGCAGGTTCCTTCAAACGTCCCACATTTTCCACGCTTGGTCCCGAGACGCATTCAACTCATCTTGAGTACGCTCGTCGTCCCTCGCGCGGGGATATTGCTCAGGCTGTCCCATCTTGGCACTTTCCGCTTCAGCACTGGATTTTAAGGTGGGACACTCACCTGATTTTTCAGAAGGTGTCCCACCTTGATCTGGTTCGTCCGCTCCAGGGACGTCCTGCGCTCCAGCAAGGTGGGACACTTCCTCGTTTTTAGTCGAGATGTCCCATCCTAAATCCTTTCCAGCAACAGGGTTTTTTGAAGGTGGGACACTCTCTCGCAAGGCCCCGCACGCGAGAACTGCTCTATAGAGATCAGAAGTGTTTTTCCCATCACCAGCTGGAACGGAACCAACCACCTCAATCAACCCACGCTTCTCAAGGCGCTGGAGCGACTTACGGATTGCCGCAACCTTGCCGCCAACCACAGGGTCAGCATTGAGGTCGGCGCGGGTAACGGTTCGAGGGTGGATCACCCGCAAACGCTGCAGCACCCGGTCAGTGATGCTGCTTGGAGCGGTGTTGCTTGCGTCAATCTCCGGGGTGAAATCGCTGATGGAGAAACTCAGGTCGGCCTCCATCTGCATCATCAGAGACGTCCCAGAGCGTCCAGAGCGGCTCTTCTCGATGGTGATGATCCGAGAGTGCATTGGAGCGTTGCCCTTCTCCACCTGCTCCTTGGTGGGCTTCTTAAGCGCCCAGGTCTCATCCACCGCATCACGGATGGCTGAGGTGCCCCTGAAGCCGCCCTGCTTGTTGGCGTGGTGAACGATGAGGATTGTGGTGGCCGGGAACAGCACACCGTTGTTCCTGGTCAGCCAGTACAGCGGCGTCGCAAAGTCGCTCTTGTTTTCATCAAAGGCACGACCACCGCTACAGCCGATGAGCGAGTCAATGACCACCAGCTTCGGCTTGATGTTGTGCATCAGCTTCACGAACTGGGCATAGCGCTGGAGCGCCCAGTCGGTCTGAATGAACGTCTCACTCTCAACCGGGTAATCAACCTCCTGAAGCTGCTCTTTGAGCTGCACCAGCGGCTGATCACCATTCAGCAGCAACACCGGACCCTTCTGCACTGGAACGGGCTTACCCCTGACGATGAACGGCGCACCAGTCGCAATGTGTTTCGCAAGAGTCCAAGCCGACATGGACTTGCCGTCAC